CAATATTTCAACTTCATCTCCTACTTTTAAACTAGATCTATCAATAGGAGATGTCAGTATAAAATCAGAATTGTCTTGAATTTGATATCTAGAACTTGTATTGTATAAGAAAGAGTTTGCAAAAATTTCTTTCCAATTAGAATTTGTATTCTTTACCTTACTTCCAAGAGTTTTGACTTGAACTATGTCACCCTCAGATGTTTTGAAATTTTTATTTTGTTCTTGGATACCACTGATTACTCCTAAGAGCAATAATTCAACCTTTTTGGAAGTATCTCCGTTCTCATAAGAAAAGTATGTATCATTCGATCTGACATTTGATGTTTTAGATATATCAGCACTAATACCAGTACATCCAAAGAATTGATTAATACTTTTTCCAGTATAGGTGATAGTATTAGATCCAGAGATCAAAGTTCCTGACTCTGGGAAACTAACAGTAGAATCTACAGTTAAAATAGAATCTCCTACAGATGCATTCTCAATCAACTTTGTATTTGGTGTGATTACAAAGTCACCTTCAACGGAAGAAGTCCCATCATTACCTATGTAAAGTTCAATTTTATGAAAAGTTTTTCCCTTCCTAGTAAAAGGTTCTAATGATGAAATTGAAGCAAATGTATCTTCGTCATTACTCTTCGTAAGAGACTGTCCTACAATTTTTGAAATATCCCCAGAAATTGCTTCCGCAACTACAATTTCTCTTCTTACATAGTTTGCGAAAGATGGTTTAATTAGAAAATCTTCTAAGTTTATGATAGAAGGAGTTTCACCAAAAATAACTTTAAATAAGATTTTTATAGATTCATCTGTTCCTTTAGACGAATAAAAATCTTTTGCTCTTTTTATGAAATTACCTGCATCAATACTTTTTGAGAAAGTAACATTTTCTAGTCCAGGAGTGAAAGTAGATTTTAATTTTTTATAAAATTCTTTTAAGAATAATGAACTTAAATTTTGTATAGATGCACCACTACTGTGATTTGCTGCAGTTGATGTAGAAAATAATAATTCTCCATTGTTTAAGTCTTGATGATAATTAGTAACTCCACTAAAACCACGTATACAACCAGTGAAACTGTTTGCAGTTATTCCAGTATAAGAGATAATTTCATTATCAATTTTTAAAAGACCATACTGATTTGGAAATCCTTTAGTGCTAGAAACCTCAATTGTAGTGTCGGTAGATGTTATAGTACCACTTAATGTAGTGCTATCAACAATAACTTCTGGTGTTAAATTATCAACTTTTAAATATTCATCTAAATTATCACTAAGATCAATGGGACCACCTTGATATTCTTGTGAAATATAATATTGCTTTAAAAAATCAACTGCTTTTGGACTTTCATCCAAAACAAATTCTGGTAATTGATTGGAAATTATGTCCTGAATCTTGACTTTTGATTCAATTCCTGTTTGTATCATGCTACTTTCTTATTAAATTTCCGTTTGAATAACTTGAGTTGTAGAAATCGTTAACAAATCTGGTCCCAGATATTTCATCTCCAGAAGCAATCACGTCCCTTACCATATTTATTGTACTTTTCGAAATGTTTAATGAGATATACAAGTCTCTCAACCCAACAACATCGTTAGATTCTGGGAATGCTTGAATCTCTACAATACCATTTGGAGATGTGGTTTCTGTAATGGTTATAGGGAAAAGAATAATTTCACCTTTTTCATAATCAACCGTTCCTGCTTCTCCTATTACAACAATATTATTTGCAGAATCAAATTTAATTAAAGATATAAAACCAGTTTTTGCAACTTCTTTATTTGGTAAATTAGTTAAAAGATTAGGTGTATCTGTCAGATATACAGTAGAACTTTCTCCAGAAATCTTAAATCCTGTGGATTTTATATTAAATCCCTGAGATTCTACATGAAAACGATTTCCATAACATAATTCATATTGAGCAAGAGTATTTAATGCTACTTTTAAGTCTCTACGAATAATAACCTTTGTTATATTTGAGGTAATGGCAGCATCAGTATTGTCAATAACTTGCTGTACCTTACTATATCTCAATCTTCCTCCAAATTTGTTAAGATCTAAAGACTGTGAATATTGACTAAGGGAATTTGTGACAGATGTTTTTAAGTTTTCTTCTGATGATAATTGTGAATAATTGTAGTAAACAGAACTATCCAACTCAACATAAAGAATTTTAAGATCTGTTATTTTCTGATTTATTCCAGATACCGTATATTGTTTTAAATCTGATGCAATTCTATTTTTATCAAAATCAGAAACAAAACTACCATTCTTTGGTTTGATGCTGATTTGTACTGTACCAAATTGTGGAGGATCTAGTTGCTCACCTCCAACAACAGAAACAGATTCTGTATTGGGGTAAATTTCTTTAATGATTGCTTCATAGTCTCTCGAAGTAACTGCTCTATATTGCGAGGAATATAGTTTTGGAGCAAAATACCTAACAGAATCTACAGGTTCAATATCTCCACCATTAGAGGAAATTTGATTTGTGGTAATTGTTACTGTTCCTGGATCAACAATGTCACCATCACTAGCTTCTAAAGTGCCTGAGAAAGAGAAATTAGCAGCACCATTACCATCTCTTCCATCAGTTATAATATAATCTGCGGTGATATAGATTCCATCACCATCCTCACCTAATTTTTTACCGATAAGACCATCACCAAATCTCAGTTCATATTTTTCATCTTGAACTTCACTAATGAAGAATACTCTAGAATTCTTGTCAATATTAAAAATATTTTTACTGAGAGTATATTCTATACCTCTAGTGTTTTTATCTTTACTGATATAAACTTTTAATTTGGAAGTATCAATAAAGGAGTTATTTAAAACAAATCTTTGATCTAAAGATCCATCATATAAAAACTGTTTAGTTAAAAATATTCCTTGAGATACATTAATATTGTTAAATGATGCGGTTCCTTTTACAAAATTTCCTCCACTATCAAATGTGGGTACAGAATTTGCTGTAGTATCTTCTAGAATGGAAAAGGTAAATGTAGTGTCACTAGCACTCCCTGTACACACTATACCTGCCTTCAGGGTGAGTGTGGGAGTGGGATCGTTAGTTTCTATATCAAAGGATATTTGTGCCTCTGCAGCAGTTCTAGAACGTGGTGTATAACCAATATTTCCGGCAAGAGAAACAACATTTTCTCTTAAAGTTGCAGAATCCAAGAAGGATTCATTCACAATCATATTTGAATTGAATGCTGTAATATAACTGTTATATGCTAACGTGTCTATCAGAACAGAAAAGTTCGATCCTTCAAAGTCAAAATCCGTAAAATTGGAATTTGAACGTAGATAATCTTTGATGGATGTTTTTATCTGATCAAAGTCTAGATTTGCGTACTTTGTAAAAGGCATTTTATCTTGTTGCCTCTAAGAGGAATGAATATTCTTGTGTTGGAAACTCTTGACCAATAATATCAAATATAACTGTTACATTAAAAGTATTTTCATCAGTTATAGGATCTACGATGACCTGCAAATTTTCTACCCTTTCTTCAAAATTTTCAATAGCAATCTGAACTTGATCTTGAATGACTGATGCAGTACCAAAATCAACGAACTCAAATAGACTCCTCCTTACATCAGATCCCAACAAAGAATTAAAAAATCTCTCTGTTGGAATCGTTTCTACAATATTCCTTACAGAACGACGAATTGCGTTCTCATTTTTTAGGACGGGAAGGTCTTTTGTCACAGGATGAGGTTCAAAAGACAAGCTAATGTCTTTGAACGATCTTGATATCCTCTGAATTGCCATTGTTAAAGAGTTTTCGTAATTTTATTTATACCTTATTCCTGAAGATTTCTTTTTTTATTGGACAAATCATCATGCATTATCTCTTGAAGCACCTTTTCTTCATCTTCCTGGTTCTCTTTGTGTAGTTTATCGAGTGTTGAACCATAATCTGTGGTCAAACTTGCAGTTCCCCACACTTTTTTCATGTAATTTGTGTCTCTATCAACCGGAGAGTTGCCCATTTTGCTCCTAAATCGTAAAATATTATTTATTTTCACCCTCTTCAGGTGTTTCTTCACGTTCTTTTGCCGTTTTCCAGAAATATTCGTCTTCACGACCCATTCCAAGTCGTTCAAAACCATTCTCAACCTGATAATATTGAGTTGAAACCTTAAAATCAGGCATTTTTGGTTCAACAGGAGTCAAACTATTGTCAAAAATACGCAATCTGTTGTTTGGATACAGTGCATACTGACCATTTTCAAGTTCAATCAGGTTATGTGACTTATGTTCGGCAGGATTTTCACTTGTG